AGTCCTGAGCCGAGCATGGTCATAAGTTCCAGAGGAATACCGAACGTCATAGTTGGTCCTTCTTTCGGAGGTCTTTGACAAGCTTTACGATGCGGAGGGTGACGAGGAGTGCGCCCCCGACGAGGACGTATACTCCGAGACCTTCCTCAAGGTGGACGAGCCATAACGGCGACGTGATCGCTCCCGACGCGAGGAGGCTATCCGCGACCGTTTGAAGGTCATGCGTCGAGGGCGTCATGCGACCCAGCCAGCCGACAGGTCGTGGGCAGCGAGTGCCGCACCTGTCTTGGCTGCGATCTGTGCGTAGTGAGTTGCATACGCTGCGTAGGTGCCCTGCACGTGTGTAGCCACCGCGTCGAACACAGCGTCGAGCGCTGCCTTGTTCAACGTGACCGGAGCACCAGCAGTCCCTTTGAAGGACACGGTGTTGGACGGGAACCTCCGAAGGTACTCCGCCGCGCCCGTGATCTTACCAAGGGAGTCAGGGTCCGTCGAGACAGCGATGCCACTGACGGTGATGCCCGCTGTTTCACGCGCAGTGCGCTCGACAGCAAGGAGTCCCCAGATTACCTCTCTCATGTCTTCGTCAGACTTGAGGGTCATTGGGTAGGACCGGGTGACGCCCGAAGGGGTCAATGTGTCCACAGGAGCGCCCCGTGTGCGTAGGACGTCCTTGACTGGTGTGTCCATAAGCGGAACCCAGCCGAAGGCGCTCAGGCGGTCTTCTGGGGAGAAAGCGGAAACGTTCTGTTGCCCCTCGTACTCGTGAGTGAGCCGCGAGGCGGCACGGACGACCGGCAGTTGCCAGCCTCCGTTGCCGTTGGAAGTGAGTTTAGCGAACATGAGTTTACCTCGCGGTTGAGAATGGTGTGGGGCTTTCGCCGAAGGCTGCAAAGATGTAGCGGGAGGAGGAAGTGTTGACCTCCCCGTTGGTCGTGACGATCTCGAAGCCATTGCTGGTGAAGTGGACGCTTTCTTGTGCTGTGTTTTCAGCAGAACTCAGGTCCATCCATAGTCGGCCAACCATGACGTTGTAAGTATCGCGCACGGCGTCAAACATGACCCAGCCATCCGCCCCTGTGACGTTCTTAATCATCAGGAAGCGCGGGCGGAACCCACAGTTGACATACATATCAGCGCCGGAGCCGATGTAGAAATCAAACAGGGAGTAGCCCGGAACGCTGTGCCAGAAGTAGCCGACACATCCGTTCTCGTCCGTGGAGTGTGCCCCGTCTTGCTGCCCGAACAGGGTGGCGGTGACAGGGTATTCCCCAGTTGCGATGTCAGTCACGTCGGTTGGGTCTGCCCAGTAGGAGGCAACCTCTACGCCAGTAGTCATCAGTACGCGCTTCTCCACCGCCGCCAAGTCTTTATGCCAGACCTGCCAGTTGTCAGCGTCCGTCTCGTAGGACTTTTCAATAAAGAAGTCGGGACGCTCGATCAGCCCATGACCAACGGTGTAACCCGGTGCGGTCGTGGTGTCGTGGTCAAACGTCACGATGCTGAACCCAGCCGTGGTGTTTGCACTCACCTCGCTGTCGATGGAGCCTTCGGTGTTCGTAACAGCGGCACCACCTGCTTTGAACAGATAATCAACATACGCTTCGCCGCCGGTGTCGTTGATCTCCGCTGCCGTGCCCATCGTAAATCCGTCAGAGTTAAACGCGGTGAGCTTCTGTGCGTTGAAATCCTGCACGTTCGTGTTGCTGGGATAGAGAGAATTACCGACACCACGAAGACGGTCTTGGAATAACCAATCCCGCGTTGCGAGACTATTCGTGATTACGAGATCAGCAGCAAGGCTCCCGGTCACAGACGCCGTGGCCCCTGTCCCGTTACGCGTTACGATGTCGAAGTGAACCGCTGGGTTCTTGATCGCAGCGTCAGCCGCATCGACGTTCACATGATTGAGCGCGAGGAAGCCGGTAACAGAAGGCTCCCAACCCGTGTGGCCGCAATCCATGAAGCCGTCATTAGTGGAATTGACGTGCAGGAACGGCTCGCGGGCCAAGGTTAGATTGCCGTGCAAGTCCATTCCGGTATAGGTAGCGATGTCTGCGTATTCCGGGCTGTCGGTGCCATCAGCAGCGATGCCCATCTTTCCGTTATCCATGTCGAACAGCAGTTGGAACCACGTATCAACGGCCACGGTCGAAGGACCGGTATCAGTCTCGACGCCGTTCCAGCGGACCTTGAAGTCGCCATCAGTCGTGTTGTACCGGAGGAACTTGTAGGACGTGGTGTCAAGCTCTCCAAAGATCGTCTTGGCTCCCGGCTCGCACAGACCACACATGATCTGTTGCGACCCCGACGCCTTGACACGCAAAGCCCACTTCCCCGTTTCGGGGACGAGGATGTTCAGGCGCACGTTCGTCCAGCCGCCAGTGCTGTTGTACTTGAGGTTGCCCTCGTTCAACGTCCCAGTGATTGCCCCGTTGCCGTTGAGCGTCGGGTAATTCTGGGTCGGAGAGGAGAGGCTCTGGTCAGCGGTGGACATGCCGGTATCGAGGAAGTCATTGTGGTTTTTGGTCCCGTAAGGCACCCACTCCCCGTCATCAACCGTTCCTGATGCCAGAACGAACCGGGCACCTTCGCAGGAGCCAAGACCGGCATTGACGCCAGAAGTGGACTTCGCCGCTGCGTTCCATGACGGATAGATGTTGACGTTTGAGCCAGTGCCTGACGCCGTCGTTTTCAGCGTGAACCAGTAGCGATACCAGCCGCCCCCGAGAGCAGTGACGCCAGAGAAGTCGGGATCATTTGATCCGTCAAGTGACAGAGTCCCGTCTTCCGGGTGGCAATACAGAAAGGCGTTCGCCTCGACGGCGCTACCGCCGGCAAGAATGAGGACGGTCTTGCTATCAATGTATTTCAGATCGCAGGCGTAGGTGTAGTATGTGGAATTATCCATGCCAACTGCGGTCGTCCCAAAGTTCGAGCGATTACCCGAGTCGGTATCCTCAAACTTATGGCTTTCTTCCCCGTCAATACCCGTGCCGTAGGCGTCAGTGTACGTTCCGGTCCCCGTCCAGCTCCACCCGGTAAGGTCACTGAAGAAGTTCAGGTTCTGGGAGGCGTCCTTACCAAGCTCGTTGGCGTCGGAGAAGTCGAGGTGATACCCAGCGGTTCCTACAGCCCCGGCAAATGCCTTGGGCTTCCAGAACGTGGGGTACGATCCGCTGAATTCACTGAACTCAGTCGCCGCAACAGAATCGCCAGAGACGAAGATGAACCGGGATAAGTACCCCGCCAGTCGGTTGACAGGTGTGGTGGAGAAGTCCCCGAACAGGGTCGTGCGAACTGCCGAACCCCAGAGGCTCGCGTCAGATGCGCCGGGCTGGTCAGTCGTGTCGAAGGCAGCAATGGCTACGCCGTTGACGACCATGCTGATAACTGCGCCCGCGCGACTGATGTTGATGTTGTAGAAGTCCGTGGTATCCGCGAACACCATCGTCGTGACCATGTCAGACTTGAGAGAGCTACCAACGGTCAGTCTGTATTGGAGGCGGTTGCTGGTGTCGAACCGGAGGGACTCGAAGTCGGCACTCCCCGTTCCGCCAGTCTTGATCCACTGCTCTGTACCGAGTTCGGTACGCTTGATGTGGAAATCGAGGGTCCAGTTCAGGAGGTCGCTCTCAGCCACACCGGGGGTATACCGGAGGGTCTGAGAGTCGTCAGGTTCCAGCATGAGGGAGTAGGGCAGGACGAGCGACGCTGCCGCCGCCCCGTTAACTGAGCCGTTGAACACCATTAGCCAGCGTCCGCGTAGAACCCGAGGTCTTCGGTCGTTCCAGCTTCGATGGTCACGATGGTGTATTTGTCATTGGTAGCGTTCATAACCGGGTCCACATCTACGGATTGCCAGACGATACTCGCGGGCCACCCTGTAATCGTGTAGGCGGAGCCAGCGGCTTGCTTGAACCTGATCTTACAGGTCCGTCCGGCGTCGAGACCGGAGAGAGTGAAGGTCGTGATGTTCTCCGTCAGCGTGACCTCAACATAGTTGCTGGTCGCGAAGTTGACCGTGAGGACATTGGAGGACGAGGAGAGTGCCTGCGGTGTGAACCGCTGACCTGCGGTCCATGCGTAGGCGACGTCTGTCTTCGCCGTATCAGCGTCGTAGCCTTGGACAGAGACGCCGACTGTGGCATCCTGTTCCGTGGTGGACCGGAGAGCGAGGTTGGTCCGGGCGGCGGATTCTGTGGCAGCGTTGGTGCCACCACTGGCGATGCTGAGTGGGCTGGGGAAAGCGCCCAGAGCCACGAGGTCCACGTACGCCTTATTGGCTGCGTCGCTGTCTGAGACGGGAGTGGGGACGTTCTTGATAAGCTTCGAGACAGCATCCCAGTTGTCCGTGGCGTCGAGGCCAAGGGCTGTGGCGGCGGTGTCGATGCTCTCCTGCACCATGTAGAAAGCCTGCTTGCTGTCGTTGTTCAGGTCAGCCTTTGAGAGTTCACCTGCGGTGTACGTGACCAGCCGTGAGGACTGAGAGGTAGACCGGACGCGCAGCACCACTTCACCACCAGTGAGACCGGCGTTGAACTGGACGGTAGTGGAGTCGGAGAAGGTGTAGTCATTCCCCGACCCCTGAGTCTTAAGTGTTCCGTCCACGTAGACGAGCACGTCCACCTCCGCGATGTACGGAAAGCTTAGTGAGAAGTCAGTCTGTGAGGCGGAGGCTATTTCCGAGTCGCGTGCAAATGCCATTATTCTTTTCCTAAGTTGTAGAGGTACTGTGCCCAGAAGGTGTTCATGATTGGGGTCCGTCGAGCCACTTGGTCTGCGGCTTTCTGGTAGTCACCCCGGAGGAACTGATCCTTGACGGTGAACGCGGTGCCACCTGCCAGTCCAGCGAACGGGCCGAGTAAAGCCCAGCCGCCCTGCCCCTGCCGGTACTTGACCGAGGCTTCCTTGAAGGGTTCTGGCGCACCCATACGACTCAAGCCATCATTGGCATACGAGCCTAGTTGCGTGAGCGCTTGATCGAACAGCATAGAAGACGGGCCGCCCATCAGAGGGGAACGAATAACCGCGCCCCAGATGTTCTCCCGCATGCCATTCTCTGTGTCCCAGTCGTCCAGCCACTCCTCAATCCGACCGTTCATCACGGCCTTCAAGCCGTCCACCACGATGCCCATAGACATAGCCGTAAGGAGGCCAGCGATGGGGCGGATAGACGTTGGGTTGAGCAGCATGTCTTGGATCAGTGGTCCGATGAAGCGGTCACTGGCCGTGAACATGAAGCCTTGGAACTGGAGGAGCATCCGGCCTGCGGGGTTGTTACGCAGGAAGGGCCGGTCGCCCACGCCGGGCTGAATCATCGCTTCGTCACCTGAACGGTTCATGGCGATACGAAACTTGCGAAGAAGGTCCGGGCGTGTCTTGGCCCACGAGGCGGAGTTCGGGATACGCATGTAGCCGTCGAGTACGTCCTTGCCGTCAGCCTTGAGCATCGCAGTGAAGTCAGCGGCGTCCTTGCTGTCGAACCCGAGCTTCGCGTAGAAGGCCCGGGCGTGAACAGACAGGCCGTCGTAGCCTGCGAGGTTTTTGGTGATGGTGTGCATGTTGGACATGCCCCACGACCCACGTACCCACTTGTTCCACGGGTGCATGAAGTTGGCCCAGCCTTCGATGACGGCTGTCTTATCGAGTATGCGCGCCATTCCTTTGAACTTCCCACCCGGTACGTCGAACCCGAGGTCATCGAGTTCAGCGAACTGCCGGAAGCGTGAGGCGTCAACGACGTGCATGCCCCGAATGAGGATCGCCATTTCAGCGTCGTCCTCAGCGATCTCTCGCCAAGCACGCTTCATCCGGCCTGACCGCATCATACCCTTGATGCCCACACCGAGACTCCCACCAGCCACATTGGCCATGACCAAGTCGCCCATGTTGGACGCTAGAACGGTGCCGAGTGAGGACGCCGCTGTGAAGGTGTTGGCCATCGCAGCGAGTTCCGCAGTAGACATGTTCCAGTCCGTCATAGACATGAACTTGGTATGGGTGATCTCGTCCATCGACTCATTGATGATCTGGGATGCGACCTTCATCTCCCGGTGAATACGCTTCTTGATCTTGGGGTCCGTAGCCTTTGACAAGTCGTCGATGTACCCTTGGAGGGCACCATCAGTGACGGACTTGCGGCTGGCGTCAGGACCGAAGATCGACTTGACACCGATGTGATGTCCGGTCGAGTGATCGTACGCCGCGCGCTGGTTCCGTGAGTTGGTCTTGAGGAACCGGCGAGCCTCTGGCGAGAAGCGGTTGTCACGTAGGTCGATTGTCCGGCGCTTGAAGCGGGGACTTGAGGTCACGAGGTCAGGCGAAATGTAACCGTAGGGGTCACGTCCCGCGAGGAGGGAGTTCCGAATTTCGTCGATCTCCTCCGACACCAACCTCCGGGCCATCACACGTGCCTCTTTAGCGACAGCGGCGTTGACCTTGCGCGTGGCCTTTTTAATGGCAGCACGTGCTTCGTTGTTGGCGTTCTTACGGATGAAGGCGTCCAGTTCGTCCACAGCTTTGCGGGCGGTCTTGAGGCCTTCCAGTTTCATTTCGAGGTTGACCCACTTGTTCTCCTGCTCGCTGATCTTCCGGCTGAGTTCGGTGAGAACTGAGTCTTCGATCACGTCGTCGCTGTCTTTCAGCTTCTGTAGCTGACGTTCCAGTCGGTCACGGTGCGCGAGGGAGCGCCTCTGACGCTCGAGGGTTTTCTCAAGGATGTCGTCAGCGGTGCCCGCACGGAGCTTGGTGAGTTCGTCTTCGTAAGCCTTGGTAGCCTTGAAGGCGTCCTCAGCCGCAGCGTCACGCGTAGCTGCCGACCAGATGTCAGCGATCTCCTCAGCTTCTTCTGGCTCGCGCTTGGCGAAGTCAGCGAAGGTCTCGCCCGGTTTGAACAGGGAGGTCTCCACACCGTCTTCGTCTACGAACTTGAAGTTCTGCTTGATCCACGTATCCGAGGGGTTCTTGGACAGGACATCCCGCATCCAGAGGTTGAAGCCGTGGATGTCTAGTTCGATCTCCGCTGCGTTCCACCGTTGCGGGCGGTAGCCGGGGAGGAGGTCTTCTGCTTTGAGAAGGCCCATGTCCACTTCCATCTGGCCGAGGGCCTGATAATATTCATCGTCGGACGTGGCGGTCTTGCTGAGGTGCGTGCGAAGCTTCTTGACCTGCTCGACTGAAAGGTTGTTGAGTATCTCCGGCTGGATGTACTCCCCGCCCTTGACGGTCGTGCTGCCGCGTATGATGGCCAATTCGTCAGCCATCGCCTCGTACTGTTCTTCGGTGATCTTCCCGTTGCCAGTGGCCCGCTGTGCGAACTTGGAGTCGCTGATGGCCCGGCTGACGAGAGCGCCTTGGTCGAGAACGTCTGACATGGCGGTGACGTATTCCTGACGGGACTCCATTTCGCGCGTGACGCGACGGAGCCGGAGGTCGTCAATGACATCCGTGATGGACTCAGGGCGAGCGATGCCTTTGAGTTCAGACTTGTTCAGCGTACCGAGGGAGAAGATGCGTGACATCTTATCGTAGAACACGCGGCCGCCCGTGAGACCCTTCGTCCGAAAGGCCTTGTCACCTTCGACCCCGATGTCAGTGGTGACACGCTTGGGGCTGCGGAGGATGTGAGGCCCCATGACTTTACCGAGGTAGGGGATTTTGGCAACGCGGCGGGCGAGTAAGGTGCCCGCATGCTTGGCAGGAGAGAGCACAACGTCCGGTCGTTTGACCTGCTGTGCGCCTGCGGTGCTTTCGTCAGGTGCCTTCACGCGCCCACGACGGGCGTCAATGACGGCGTCAAGCACCTCCTGAGTTGTCCCACGGACTTCGAGGTCCGCGTTGATGCGCTTCACGCCTCCGATGAAGGAGGGGAAGGCCAGACCGAGAGCGCCACCCATAGCCGCTGAGATACCAGCAGCCTCGAGGATGTCTTCAGTCGAGATAAGGGGATTGGTGTCCTGCTGCACAGCGCGCTCGATGCCACCTTCGGCACCGGCAATCGCGGCGAGACGGCCACCTGAAATGAGACGCTGGGCGCGGGCACCGTTTGCGAGGATGGTCGGGAACGCCCCACCACCCGTAGCAATCGTCAGGCCCACGGATGCCAGTACGTCCAGTCCAATACCACCAATGGCTCCTATGCCGTAGGCCAACGGATTGACCCCGGCTTTCTCCATGTGGCTTTGGGCCACGCGGAGTCGCTCGATGATGGCTGCGGTTTCTTCGTCGTTACGGCTTTCTTCCAGTCGTCCGATGATGGACGCCCCGACTTCGGAGTTGTCGAGGTATGGCTTGAGAACCTTGAGGTCGTCGGGAGTGCGGTCGAAGTACCGGGACAGTGTCGCCTCCGGGTCCACGCGCTTGGACACCGGCTGCTTGCTCACCGTCTTGTACCCGCCTGTGATGATGCCGAAGTCCGTCAGCCCGTCCTTGAGGGTGCCGAACCACGGGTGGTCAGTGCCGTCTGCATCCGAGAGGTCAGTGGCCTGTTCGAGACCAGTGCCCTTCGGGGGTGCAGACGGGACGGACGCATCCAGAATAGCAGAAGCAGCGTCGAGTTGTCCCGAGTTCAGTATCTCCGGTTTCGCCAGAGTGGAGTCGAGAGAGTCGAGGCCGAGAGTTTCTTCTGCCATGTTCTGTTCCTTATAGCCAGTCGAGTGTATCCGCAACCTCGTTACCGAGGAAACGGCGCGCCTCACGCAAGCGGCGGGCATGGATGCCACGCTTGAGATGGGCGGGGACGTTCTCTGAGTTGAACGCGATTTCACGAGCAGCGTCGATCAGTCGCCCTTCCTTGATGGCCTTCGTGAGTATGGGGCCAATCAGGGTCGGACGTCCGTTCTTCCACCGGGAGTTGTACGTCATGGAGGTGAGGGCCGCTAGTTGACCTGTGGTCAGCGAGTCCGCCTTGAACTCCTTACGGAGCCAGTTGACGAGGGGCTGCACAGCGTTGTCCCGCAGTTCGTCCGCCTGTGAGGGAGAGACGCGCTGCTTTCTAGACATCACCTTGTCGAAGTCGAGACCCACGGCTTTGAGTTCGGCACGAGCCGTAGCTCGCGTCAGGTTGAACCCGTAGCCCACTGTGGGATCACCAGCAGAACCCTTCTTCCACAGAGCGCGTGTGGAGGAGTGATCGTCATACTGGTAGGGAACGAAGGCCTCTGACTCATTGAGGTCTTTTCGGATCATACCCATGAGGTTCGCCTCGGGGGCGGAGTTGACATCGTTGAGATCACCACCGAGGTTCTTCTCGCTGCCAACCACTGTGTCAATACGCTCCTGCTTACTGGGGGCGTCTTCCGCGTTTCCGTAGATCACGCTCTCCTGTTGAACTGCCGTCGCTGAGACGACGCCGCTGTCCTGTAGTCCGAGGATAAGTTCACCCACGATGTTCTGGGTCTCCTCAAGCTGGTTGGACGTCACGGGCGAGGGGAGTTCCCACCTGCCGCCACCGATAGGGGCCTCAAGGTCCAGAGGAGTGTCATCTGGTGTGAGGTCTAGAGCGACGGACGGCTGTGCGCCCTCGGGGTTCAAGTCCAGTTGCACGGAGGATGGCAGCCGCTGTGACACGTCGTCACCGGGCAGTGCCCCCACTTTACTCAGCGTGTCCCGCGAACGGGTGTGCGTTGAGTCCGGGCGTTGTGCCGTAACCTTTGCCTTGAAGGCGTTGTTGCGTTTCGTCAGCGCAGCGATGGTCTCTTTAGGGAGGCCGATGTCTGCATACCGCATGTGCCACCGGGTCGTGTCTGTGTTCCACATCATAGTGACCTGACCATCATCAAAGCCCTTGACGAGGGGATCACCGGGCTGCGGAGCCGGGGGTGACTTGTACGTGGTGGTGCCTTTACCGGCGTCCACCTTGATGTCCGACCAGAAATTGGAATGGACGTTGGACTCAAGGTTGTCACTGTCTACTTCTATGATGGCTCCCGGTGCGATGGTCACGGGCTTTTCAACGCCACCCGCTTGGACCTGAACAGCGAACCCGCCGTTCTGTCGCCGCGTCATGTCGTCCATCCGTGCGCGTATGTCACCGAAGACGCTCGTGAGTTCGGCACCTCTACCGTCCTCGAAGTAGTCCCGCGCCCGTTCAATGGTCTCCGCAGTGGAGGCCGCAGTGGGCATGGGTAGACCGCCAGCGCCGAGGCTCATGGCAGGGATGTTGTTGAGACCAAGTTCAATCTTACCATCCGCCCCTAGCTCAGCCGCGAAGTGGCCTTTGAGCATGCCCCCCACGTACTCAGAGAGATCAGCGGGAGAGAAGTTTCGGCTGGACATCATAGCTGCGCCCGCATTCACGAGGTAAGCGAGGTGCGCCTTCGCAGCGGGGCCGAGTTCTTTGTAGCTGATGTCGTCTTCAAGTTCCTGTGTTTCCCACGCTTCCTGTGCAACAGCGATCACCCCAGCGGGGCCGTTCTCTTTACCGTCGTTGTCCTTGAGGCGGGAGTAGTACGTCTTGAAGTCCACCCGACCCACGTTCTCACTTGAAACCTTGCGCCAGTTGAGGAGAGCCTGTATCGGATCGCCCCCACGCTTTTCTTCAAAGAGCATCATGTGGTAGATGAACCCGCCTTCTTCGTCAACGTGTCCGTTGTCAGCCGCATCGATCCGTCCGGTACGCATCCGGTCGAGCATCTTCAACTGGGCGAACTTGCCCTTGATCTCCTCGGGGTTGGTGTGCGTCTTGAGCAACTGGGAGTTCGACTGCTGGGCAGTCTTGCCTCCGCCACGTCGCGCGTAGTAGGACATCATGTTGAACTGTACGGCCTCGGGGCGCTGGCCTGTCTTCTCCGCCACGCGCGCATGCGTCTTGGGATCGAGCAGGGCGGGTGCCACCTTGGCGTAATCAGCCTGTGACCCACTGGGCCACTTGTTTTGCGCCACGGACGTCAGCATGCCTTCGCTGATGCCACGGCTGTTAATCATTGTGGTCAGCTTCGCGTTGAGGGCCTTCCACTTCGTGCCCTCGCCGTTGGTGCCTTCCTTCATCTTAATGAGGCGGGTCTGAAACGCAGCGAGAGTTCCGCCCTTCCCCTGATTGTAAGCTTCCATGTCGTTGCTGAGGTCCGAGAGGTCACTGTTGGCCTTGACGGATTTCTCCCGCGCGTTGGCGGCGCTGTACGCTGTGACCAACTTGGCCCAGCCCAGTTCACCGAGGCGGTCGGCAGCACTCGTACCGTTCTCCGAAGGCTCCTTGACCTCCATCAACTTCATGGCGTTGGTGTTACCCTTGGCCGCTGCGGTAGACAACTCCCGGTCCCAGATTGCGCGGGACTCCATGACACGCTCTGGTCCCGCGAGGGGGAGCATGCCTTGGATGCGGAGCTTGTAGGACTGGATGCCTTCCGGGGTGGAGGGCACGACGTTGCCTGAGAGGAACGCCTTGGCCGTGACGCCAGCCTGCTGGATCGCCTCAGACTTCACCTGCGCTGCGCGCTGTGTGCGAAAGTCCTTGACGCCCTGCTGGGTAGCACGGTGGAAGGCAGCCCCGTACTCTGCTTTGAACAGAGGGCCGCCGCCGTCAGTGTTCGCATCAACGATGTCTTGCATCGCCTGCGCGGGATCACCAGTCGGCCCGAGGTCGCGGAGGGCTTCTCGCCCCTCGCCTTCTGCATCAGCCACGGCAGAGGATCGTGCCACTGCCTGCTGGAAGAAGTCAACAACGGTTGCCCGTTCCTGTAGGCCATCGGCAATGAAGCCGGTGAAGTTGTTCGTGCGGAGGGCTTCCAGTGCGCCTTCGCGATCACCAGCCACCTTGGCTTGGATGCTCGCTTCTTCCAGCATGTTCTCACGCTTGTTGGTGAGAGCGTCTGCTTTCTTCTGCTCGGTCGTCAGTTGTCCGAAGAAGTTGCTGAACCCCTCGAACAGTGCGCCCATGTCTTGCGGGCGGCCACTGGTCTGGAGGGCCAACTGCGGGCGCGCGAAGTCCCGGCTTGATACGTTCGTCTTCGGGGACGCCAGCGGGGTGGCTCTTGAGCGCCCGGAGCGTGACGGGCGGTTGACTGTCGAACCCGCTACGTCAACGGGAGTTACACGTGTAGCCATTATACACCGCCTCCTAGACGACCGTTGTTGCTGTAGATGAACTTACCACTTGAGGTCTGACCGGACATACGGGTTCCGTTGCCGTAGCTGCCTGTGCCCACTGAGGAGGGAGCACCGGCTGCACCGCCACCGAACGCACTGGCGGCAGTCATGGCTGAGCTTGAGAGGAACTGGTACGTGTTCGCCTTGGCCGCATGCTTGTTCTGCGTTCCGATGTTCAGCGCCGTGTTCTTGGACACGACCTGCTGAGACCGGAGGGACTCGTTCTGTCGGCCACGGTTGCCCTCGAGGCGGGAGAGGTCAAGTCCCTCGTAGTAGTCCACCTCTTGGTTGATGCGCTTCTCGTTCTGCGTACCGGCACCACCCATGTCTGCCATAGCCACGAAGACGCGGGCGGTAGCACGGTCAGCTTCCCGTACCGTCTCGGCTTTGTCTTCGGCAGACTTGTCGTTGACGAAGTCCCGCTGGCGGTCCAACTCTTGAATTTCGAGTTCGGCCTGTACCCCTGCGGCTTTCGTCTGCGCTTCGAGCGCCTTGTTCTGTTCATCAGTGGCCTTGGCGGCCATAGCGATACCGATGACCATGAGGACGATCATTGCTGGTGCCATAGTGTCTCCTATTGTTCGGGCCTAAAGGGACGCGTCCTGTCTGCTGATCTCGTTGAAGAAGCCGCGCCATGAGGCGGACTCGACAACACACGGCTGCGGCTGGTCGTTTTCCAGCGTGATCGTGTGCTTGTCAGACTTCGTCCAGATAGGGACTTTGAACGCTGCGGTGTCCGCGATTGACGGCGAACTGATAGCGGTGTCAGATGATCCGAGGATTTTCCCCTCGAACGGATACGTACGACTGGCGCGGCCATCGGGGGCCACGATAGCCTTGATGTACCCAGTGTCACTGAGCAAGAAGGACATGTCTTTCATCTGTAGGCGACCCGTGAGGATCGCTTCGTTCTTACGCCCGCGCGAGAACTGCTCGGACAACTGTACGGACATGGTGTACGGACGACCGACCCACACAGAGTAGGCTGAGAGATCGCCGCTGGCGGACACCCCGTCCTTGAGTTCAGTGAGGGTCACGGTGCCGCCGTCGATCCCCGTGCCCGTAGGCAGAGCGAGGGTCAGCGGATCAGTACACTTATTGTCGATGTCGATCTGCACGAGGCCAAGGCCGAGGGCGGTAGCCGTGGCGTTCTGCATGCCGTAGGTGGCGTCGTTGAGTGCTGTCACCAGTTCACTGGCATCTGCGACGTTGTTGCCGCTGATGTCAAACTCACGGTTGGCCACGGTCGTGGCGGAGGCGTGACCTGTGAAAGTCAGCCCGTCAACGATGACGGTCTGCCCTGCGGTCATGGACTGTAGCGTCAGAACGTAGCGGTCGTGATACCACGGACCCGGCTGTCGTCCCGGCTCGTCAAATGAGGGGCCAAGGATGATCTGCGCGTCGTCGTCGTGTTCAAACGACAAGTCCCAGTGAGTGCAGTTGTACGTGGAGTTGTACGTCCCTGTCACGACTTCCCGCTGATCCATGAGGGGTGCGAAGCCAAGCGTGGCGTTCTTCGTCTCACGTTCAATGGGGAGTTGCTCAAGGTAGATGCCGCCGTCTTGTCTCTCGATAACGAGGACGAGGTAGCCTGACATGACGGAGATACCATGTATGAACGCGTCAGCCTCAGTGGCACCGAAGGTGTACTTGCTCCACGCGGATTGCAGCTTCTCACCACCGTCGAAGAACGTCCGGTACACGAACAGGTTGTTCTGCTCACCAGTGGTCAGCACAAACAGCGTGTTCGTCGCGGGGTCGCCCGCAATGGAAAGGATGTCGTTCGGGATGTAATCGACCACGTGCTTCGAGACGTCCGCTGCCGTGTTGGACAGGGAGGAGTCCTCGAAGAAATACTCGTAGAAGATCGCGTGGCTTTCAGTCTTCGCGGGGAAGTAGAGGATGTCACCAACCGCCTCGGGCTTCGCCACCGGGGACGCGGCGTACGACGTAGCGAGGTCGAACAGTGCGCTGGTGGGCGTGAAAGCCCCGGACGAGGACAGTTCAAACTGCGCTCGCTCGGAGGTGGTGAACATGATCTTACGGAACACGGTGGCGAACTTGAGGACGTTGATGTCCGTGCTGGTTGCCGACCGAGACACAGGGTCACTGTCGAGAACTTCGATGGCCTTCTCAGGGAACAGTTCGTACACGTCACCAACCCGGCTGGTGTACACATGCTCCTCAGAGACGATAGCCAAGCGGTTACGGTAGAACGAGACGTCCTGAATTTCGTGCCCGATGAAGGGCGGCGGCTCAATCAGTATGATGTCACCGGCTGACCGTGCGCCCCACGCTGCTTGTGAGAACGTATACGTCCCGTCAGCGCCGCGCACGAGGATGTGTGGGAGGGTGGAGGCGTCGAAGCTGTTGGCACCGGTAGGGTCTACAGTTTCTTCAAACAGGTTGGTGGTGGCGTCGTCAATCACGTAGTACGTGCCGAAGCCGTCAGCGTCGTTGCCAATGATCCGGTAGATGTTGCCAGAACCAGAGGCCGTGACCGCAGCTTCCAGTGCCGCGAAGTCCTGATAGGACGCGGTGATGGTGCCGCTGCCAGACTCAGCCATGCGGGTGACGACCACGCGGTTGGCGAGGAAGGTCGTGTCTGCCACCGTGGCGAACCGGAAGTCGTCGGGGTCCGCGCTGGCGAGATACGTCATGTCAGCGAAGGTGGCCCAGAGGGTCAGCGTGTCGTCCGCCCCGGCCATGCCGGTCGTGATGTTCACGCGGAGGTAGTTGTGATCCCCAGTGGCCACAGCGCCGATGGTCGTGGAGAACGTGCCCGAGCCTGCGCCGCCTGTGGCAGCTTGGATGTCACCCCAAGTGACGCCGTCGATGGAGCCTTCGACCTTGAAGCGGCCAGTGGTCCCATCGGAAAGCTTCCAGCCCCAGTCGAAGGTCGTCTCCGCTGTAGCGAACTGCGTGAAGGCAGACATGTTGGCACCGCCGATTTGTACGATGCCTGTGCCGTCGAGGTCCACCTGTTCCACGAGGTAATACTTCTTGGAGTCCCCAATGTTGACAGTGATCTCCGTGCCCGTGATGGCGTTGACAGCGTTGATGCCGTTGGCGTTGGCGAGGATGAACGTCTGCTCCGTGGAGTCCCGGTCAATGTCGTGGGTCGCGTAGGTCGTGTTGGACGCGAGGAAGGACAGCCATGCGAGGAACTGCGTGTTGGGCCGTTTCTCAAAACCACCCGTGACCACGCTGGACAGCGCGTTGGTTGACGTCTCAGTCTGGTTGGGGCGGCGCACCGATGCGGGCTGCCGTGAGACGCCACCAAATAGGGTAGCGATAGGCTGTTCTACGATGCGTCCCATGTGTCACCTTATATGTTGAAGCCGGGGTTGTAGCGGTATGCGATCTGCCGCACGTGAGCGCTCTGTCTGACCATGTTGAGGTCTTCGTTCTCAGAGTCTTCTTGTGTGGCCTGAGCCTCTGACTGGACAACGTCGTCCACGGTGAACTGATGGAGTACGCGAGAACCCATTGCTCCCTTCTGGAAGCGATGCGCCGCTGCCGTCCAGATGAACATCTGTAGGGCGGGCGTCAGGTTCGCGAACTCAGCCATCTGTACGATGTCTACAGTCAGGGCTGTCTCGCTGACCCAGTTCTCGGAGTTGTTGTCATTGTCGTATAGGAGCCACTGGGTGTTATCCTGTGACCGGCGCATGCCTGCGTTTACGAACGCGCTGGCGGTGGGCGTGCTGGTCTGTCGGCCAGACCGGGGGTTTGACGTATCGACCTTGAGTGTGTCCACCGGGAGGGCGAACTGGTCAGAGCCGTTCTTCGTCAGCACCACGCCGAAGCGGGAGTTCACGTGCCAGCCACGGATTTGAATTTCCCGGCTCACGCGATCAAGGACATCCTCAGCAATCTCAGCGTCGAGAAGCCCACTCGACAAGCTCTGGACAGGGAGTTCACCAATCGTCCACAGCATGGAGTTGACGGCTTCTAGCTTGGTCATGTGACCTTCGAGAGTTACCATTTCGGTTCCTTATGAAAAAGTGGGGATGCCCGAAGACACCCCCGGCTGCACTAGAGGAGAGGAGGAGAGTGCAGAAGTTACTCCGATGTTACGCAGTAAGTTCCCACGAACCCTCGTTCCGCACAGGACCATGACCGACCGCGATTTTCGCCACGATGAAGTCTTCCTGACGACGGACGTCACGGGTCTGTTCAAGACCCATGCCAATCAGCTTGACAGTACCGACAGCGTCGGGATGCCAGCCAATGCCGAGCGTGGTCGTGAAGTTACCACGATACTTTGCCTTAACGTCACCGTTGGCCGAGTCGTCAGACTGAGGCAACAGGTTCGTTCGATAGACATTGATACCGTCAACAGCGATGGACGAGTCCACCCCGGCGCTGCCCTGTCCGCCAAACGTGTAGTCACGATTGGTGAAGATAAAGGCATTGGTCGCCGTGTCCGCGACTTGCGCGTACTTGAGGCTGTCGAAGGTAGCGTACGGCACTGCAACCCACAGCGGATCACCATCAGGGATGTTGGCTTCGCCCGCGTCGATACGCATCGCGCGGAGGGCCTCCCACCACTGAGCGCCAACTCCGGTAGCCGCGAGGGTACCAGAGACGTCAGCAGAGGTGATGATCGTGCCATCGGGGAACGGCGACGTGGAGGCAGCACCCGCGAGGGTGGCGTCAGCACGCGCAGTCTTAACGATGGTGCGGTAGACGTTGGTGTCAAAGACACGGCCCAGTGCGCGACCCAGTTCCTGCGTGTAGCGAGAACGGATGTCGAAGTGGGACATGGCTTCGTCGAGATCGTAGATGCCGATATGAGCAACCAACAGGCCGTCAATCGAGATCACGCGCTCAGTTTCGTCCGTATCCTGACCGAGCATTTCCTGACCGGCAGTGTGATACGAGGCTGAGACTTTCCAAGTCTTGGGGAACTGTGCGGACTTGCCAGAGGCAATCTCCCGCACGAAGTGCTTGTCCATCGTGTGAACTTCTTCACTGAAAGCAGCAAACACTTCGCCGCCGAACAGCTTGAGGAACAGGCCGGTTGCGTCAGAAGTGTCCGCGACGTCCGTACCGAAGCGAGTCGGGGCAGACGGGTCGCCTACGAATAGAGCCATTTGGCTTTCTCCTTATCGTAGAGGTTATGGTATGAACACAACGCGTCTCCGGTTGATTTGATTGTCCAGCTAGATTGTCCGCCGCAGCGGGTCGAGTGGGTCAAACGCCTTACGATAGTTGAGAATGGGGGGCTTGCGGTGCCCCCCGAACCGTTGACAAAAGTGCTACGCGTGGCACCTTTGGATTACGAAATGTTGATTTCGCCGGGAGCGAGGTCGAGGTCAGCGTTGGCTTCCCCGTTGAAGACCACGCCTACGCGGAGGACGTCGCCAGCGTCAAGCTGGACGTACGTGTCAACATTGAATTCAGTTGCGATTTCCGCAACCTGAGTCACGAAGCCTTCATCAGCAAACGCGACCACTTCGGAGTTCTTGAACACAGCCATGACTGACTTGTCCGTCGCCTCCGGGGGCGTAATTGCATGCTCGATGGTGTCGAAGTTCGTGACGTTGACTCGGAAGCCGACGCCGCTGGGGCCGCTGTAGGTCAGGCCCGGCTGGGCATCAACGATACCTGCGGTGCCATTGTCTTCGGCGGTGGCGCTATAAGTCCAGTCGGGAGTGTTAGCGATGTTCGACATCGTGACCGGAACGGCCTCTGCTTCGTTCGCGCCCGGTTCTACGAGTGCGGCTTCGGGAACTACGCCGTGGTCTTTCTGACCGACGAACTTTACGTTACCAGTGATTGTCATTTTGTTGCCTTTGGTTTGGAGGTGAATGTGCAGTTGCACGCTATTGAGATACGTTCACCCGGCCCCCTTACGGGATGCACATAGTGCGGGAGGGAGGACGGGAAGACGATCATCCGGCCTCTCTTGAAGGGGACGATCATCGAGGAGTTCAGGCGCAGCAGCGAGGACTGTCGCTGGCCCCCTGTACGAGTGTCGATGAACTCAATGTCACCAGACCGAACAGGTACACCCGTTGCCATTATTGTTTCCGTGTTGGCCGTTGCGTCGTCCACGTAGTAGACAGCACTGGCGTCACAGTTTGGGTGGGTGTGTACCGCAGCATAACCTCGGTCGGAGTACACCATAGCCCACGCTGCCATGCGGAGGTTCACTCCGTAAGTCGCATCGAGGCCGTGCTGTTCCCCCCAAGTGACGAACGCCTTTCCAAACATGGACCGGAGTGCCGCCCCCTGTTCACCGAGGGTTTCAAATAGGGTGTCGTCCGAGTGCCACGTACCAGACTGATTGGAACGGTAGAGGCCATCAGGGTTGAGTGCGCGTTGACGCCAGACGCCTTCACGCAACTCGTCGTTAAGCTTGTCTACGTCCTCCCAGTCCCGCGAGATCATCACGGTAGGGAAGGCATGTTGGGCTGTCCATTCAGGGGGGAAGGTGTCTTGGGCTGTCCGTTCGGGCTTCTTGCTTTTCTTTGTGGAGGCTTTCGCCACCATCTTATAAGCCACCGGAATGGGCGCGAGGGTTCATGTCAAACTGGGAAGCGGCGACCTTGGCAGTCACGCCCTGCCGGAATACGGAGTCAGTCCGGTACTTGGGGTTTCGCATATCCGCGACCATCTGAGCCTGAGTGTCGTAGCCTTTCTCCGCAGCGGGGTCTGCCCCACCTGCGTTGTTTGGCGCACCCAGCGGCTTACCATGTGACATCGGCGGGAGGCCAGCTTCGCCCCGGAGCATCTGCACGGTGGCAAGATAACGGTTCGGGTCAGCGAGCTTCTGGTCGATCTCAAGCTTTTCTTCCTCGGTGTAATTGTCCTTCGTCCACGCCTTCACAGCGTCGAGGCCCTTGTCACCGCCGAACGCTTCCATCACGAGGGCGACTTGGCCTTCCGCGCTGGACTTGATGCCGTCGATGTAGGCACCCACGACGTCAGCCGGGATACCAATCTTCGCCAGCGCTTCGTAAGACTCTTTGTCAATGTCACCTTCGTTGACGATCTGTTGACCCAGCGCATCAAAGTCGAGGCCAGCTTGGGCCACGGCAGTCTGCACTTCGCCTTCGGTGGCGTTGTCCGCATCAGGGATCGCGTCAGCGTCCTTCGTTGCGTCAGCGTCAGCGCCCTGCTTTGGCTCACCCTTGGACCGAAAATCAGCTTCGACCGCGTGGGCCTGCCAGTTGTACGCGTTTCCTTTGGGGTCATAGAATTTCGCGAACTGTTGTGGGGTGACGCTAAGTGTCTCTGCCGTCAGGCGGCCTTCGGCGTCAGCGGCTTTAGCAGCGGCCTCTGCGTGTTCAGCCAGACTTCCGTCGATGTTGGCGGACTGACTACCCTGAACGGTACTCGCGTCGATTGTAACTTTCTCCTCAGCCATGTGGCTATTCCTCTCTAAGTTCCAATGCTTCTTGGATAATAATGTCGGTGTCCATCACCAACTGTGTCTGCTCGGGGGTCGCGGTGCGGGCCTTGACGGCCTTGATCGCTGCCCATCGGTCCTGTGAGAACGGGATATTATCCCCGCCCACTACAGAGCCTTTACCGAACGGATTCTTCTCGTTGAACTTTCCGTTGTCCCAACCGGCGAAGCCATTCACTAGTTCAGCCATTATTGCTCTCCTGCTTGTTTCACCGCTTCTTTCGCGACACCGGGGGCAACCTTGTCTACCATAGACTGCTGCTGCGCCTGCTGTGCGCGCGCGTTTCTGATCTGTGCGACCTCCTCGGGGCTGTTGATAGCGCCGGGGAAACCAAGACCAATGAACGCCCGTCCGAGGATCACGTCAGCTTTGACCACATCCATCGCACTCTCACCGAACGCTTGCACGACCTGAGAGGCCTGCATCGCACGGCTCACGTCACGCTCTCGGGACAGTGCTTCCAGACCCGTGAGGATCACCGGAACCAACTGACCGTCTTCAAACGGCGGGAGTTCTTCATTCGCGCGCATCTGTCCCATAAGGATTTTCGTGCGGCGCTCCATCATTTCCTGCGCGAGTGAACTGAACACGCCGCCGAGGGCAGCTTCCAGTTCCGCGAGGTCACGTTCGATCTCCGTCGCAGTGACGCGCTCAGCGTTGCGCTGTCCAGCGGAGGACAACAGGAAGGCCTGAGCCAGCCCTGTACGCAGCTTGTTTGATTGCGTCTCCGTGATCTGATAGCCCGCCTGATTGTCAAAGGACTTGAGTTCCACTGAGTCAGGGTCGCCAACCAGAAGGTCACCGTTGATGCCGAGCATAAGACGCCGCTTGATACTTGAGGCGTTGGCACCGGGCCGGACCATTACGAAGTTGCGTGACCCCATGCCCGCCATTTCGAGCGCAGCTTTATCAAGCGCGTCGAGTGACCGGAGGTCCGCGATATGTTCTTCCACCTTGGCGCGACCGTAGTCTTCGCCGGGGGTGGCCATCCACCGCAGTACGAGGTACGGCACCTCCTCCATATCCCAGATCGTCTGGCTATCGAGGGGGGAACCATCACCCCACTGCTGGGTGCGTCGGTAGAATTCTGTGTCGCCCTCTTGCACCAACTCAATCTTGGTGTACAGTTCGACTTCTTCTTCACTGTCCCCGTTGTCACCGGGCGCACCATCAGGGGCCACGTCGCGGGGGAATTTCTCTTGGATGATAAGTTCGACCCACCGTCCGCGCCAGTCGCGGCGGACAGTAAACTGGTCAAGCCGGTACAGTCGGATCGCGCCATCGTCCATGACGAACTCAACGACGTTACCTGCCACGATCAACTGCTGTACAGACTGTAGGGTGGTCGTGCGCCAACCGGCACCTTCCACCTTGGACTGGATCAACTGTTCGACCATCGCAAGTTGCTTCTGGCCATTAACATCAACCTCGCCGCCCATTTGCATCTTAACCTGAGCAGGGAGATCGAGGCGCATGTACGGGCGGCCAGCCGGGAGTAGACCGATTGTGATCCGTGAGGACATGTGCGTGGTGCCCATCGAGCCGATGCCCTGATACGGTTCAATCAGATGCGAAGACCCAGTGTGCCCCTCAAGCGGGAGCAGGGACGGGATCGTGAGCAGCGCGTTGTGCCGCGCCCGCTGCAAGAACTGGGAGCGCACCTGAGCGCGCCGTTCGTAGGTTGCCTTGTGTGTTCCTACAGCCATACTTCACCTATCTGATTGAGACGCCTACGCGTCCATTAGAGTTGTCTTCGCTGCGTACGCTGACTGCGGTACGCTTCGTCTGCGTGGCAGTGCGTGATAGTAAGCGGCGCTTCTCAGCGGCCTTCTCAGCGTTCTTCGCGTCAAGCGCACCTTGGTCCACCTGTGCCGCCTTGGGCGTAGAGACCGGAAGCGGTGCGGGCTTGTCGTCACCCTTGTCGTCGTTGGAGAACAACCCAGCCGGGTCGAGTAGCTTGTCGAAGTTGAGGCTGCCCATTCTGTCCTCCTACGAGATCGACACGCCGGAGCGTGTGGGTTTCGCGTTAATGTTCGTGTTCAGCCCTGCCCGTGACGTGGAGCCACGGTTGGTGTCACCAGACTGGGATAGGACACGCTTGCGCGTGGCCGCCTTACGTTCGCGGTCGGACGCAGCGGCTGTTCCGTCTGTGCTCGCGCCTTTGTCCCGACGAGGGTTCGGGTTCACTGCTGCTTGTACAGGGGTACCAGACTTCTTACCGCCCCCGCCAAATACGGATGATACAACACTTCCCATGTTACTGTCCTTTTTGAATGGAGACGCCCTGTCGAATACCACTCATGGGGGTAGACAGGCGTGTTCGTAGGCTATCGCGACCGGCGCGCTTGGCTGCGGCGCTTCGCTTCTTCTTGATGTTCTCAACTGCCTCGCCGTGGTTCGGATCAAGCGACCGGGTCGTCTCGTCCTTCACGGGGGTAATCGGGGTTCGGATTATCGGTGCTGCTTGAGCGCCGCCAAATAGGCTGCCCATCTTCGTCCTCCAATTTCAGGATCGCAAATAAGGGGTAGACATCCCACCCGAGTTTGCGACATAGCCGAGGGAGGACTGGGGTGGCCATCTGAGCTATGACTGCGGAGCATCCTGCTTCTTCGTGGAGGCTCAAGGCAATCAGGTCAAATAGTTCCCGTGAGAGCCAGCGATGCCGGACTCTCGGGTGCGCCACGAAGTGGCACTCTAACACTGTGGTATCAGGGATGGGGGAGAACCACACGACGGCTTCTAGTTCACCGTCTTGCTCAATCTCCACCGCCCAGCTAATCTCTAGACACATTCGGGGCCATACGGAGGGGTGATAGGATTTCACGAATTCGTCCAGCCGTGTCAAAGAGTCTGGGGAATATTCCAGTGGCTTCGTCAGCCACACGTTCTTCTTCAACAACCTCGACTTGCTCGGTGTACTCATGGTCCTCCTCCTCCTGCTCGCGCCATGCGACCAGTGTGTCTACCAGTTCACGCGCGCCAGCCGTGAAGGCCAGCTTTCGGAGGGCAGCTTCATCCAGCCCTGCGAACCCGTTGGCCGTTGTAGGCACAGCCGGGGACTTAATCATATCATCCAGCGCGTCTACAAGATCGTAGGCGAACCGGGGGAAAGTCTCATAGTCACTCATATTTTCTCCTCGTATCTCTTGGCAAGAGGGTACGGTTGCAGAAACGAAAAAAAGCCCCGACAGAACAGGGGGTTAGCCTATTCTGCCGGGGCAACTAGATACTGTATGGCCAGTGTTACTTGGCCGTTTTCTCCTCCTCGATCAGATTTATCTCCAATCGAGCCAGTGCATCCCACGCTACCTGCGCGTCATGTCGTACGCCACCGTCGTTCACGTTGTAGACCGTGCCTTCGATGATCTCGTCCAGTAGGTGTCGGGCACCTGCGTCTGCGTAGCGCACCGCCGCCAGCTTCAAGAAGCCTTTGTCAGTGAACTCCGCCTTGTACTTGTCCTTCCCGAAGGCGGACACGCGGGCCACTTCCTTGATGGCCCGAGGGAAGTACGTGAGGAACCCTTGGGTAGACGGGGGCCTTACCCGCGTCGTCCTTGAGGGCACCCTTGGCTGCGGCGGGAGTAGGCTCAGTGTCGTCACTGGGAAATACGTCCACCCAGGAGACACCGGGCACTACGTCCACCCACATACCGAGCGCGTCGTTGAACCAGCGGCTCCCGTCCTTGGTAGCGGTGCGCCCAGTCATCGGGTTGAACACGGTGTCCTCAGTGAAGGGAGCGCGGCCGTATTTCGGGAAGGGGCGGTTATCGCGTAGATCAGACATTCAAGTCCTCCATGATGCTTTCGTGCATGGCGAGAAAGTTCTCACGCGCCGTCTCCGGTGGCCATGCAGTGATAGTCTCAGCGCGTGGATGAGGCAGGTCGCCCCAAGAGTACCGGGTCTTGTTCTTCCCGAGTACGTCACGCACCTCAGTGGCCAATGCCACGAAGTCGTACCGCTTGATGATGCCGTGGACAACCTCCGTCTTCGGGAGACCGAACGCAGCCGCGACGGCTTCTTCCACCTCGTTCTCAAGGCGCTTGAACTGCGGGATGACGTGCTTCACCTGAGACACGATGTCCCCTGTGTACGCCTCCGCGCTGTCGTGATGGAGTCCCGCGAGGCAATACCCGGGGAGCCAGTTGTCTTCACGCATCCACTTCGCGACGAGGTACGCGTGCTGCGCCACTGAGTAGAAGTGCTTTACGTGTCCGTTGTATCGGCACTGGTTAGAGAGGGCAGTGGCGACGTCCCCCAAACGAACATCATCTGGGTCGGGGCAGAGAATGGTAAAGCTATTACCCGAGGCGGTTTGCATCCAAGGTCCACGTTCGGTGATCTGCTGGTGCAGACGGGTGTAGGTGTCAACCATGCGTAGTTATCCTTCTGTTCTTTAGTAGGGAAAGGGAACTTGAACTTGAGCTGTTTCGACTTGCCACCCATAGACTGGATGCGGCGAGTGCGCCGAGTAGGGCGTTTACTGTCACGATCCCCCACATACTTTGTGACAGAGCGAAAGCTATCCACGTTGTCGCTGCTGCTACTTGCAGACAGTTTCCGCTTCTCACGTTCCCTTTCGAGTAGAGCCTCACGGCTAAGAGCGTTAGTATAACGGCTGGCCATTCAAGCAACTCCATCGGCAGCCCCCCGCATTGGTGTGCGAGGGTTGATCCACGAACCCGACTTCTCCGGGTGCCACAGGCGGACCTTGTGTGCAATCTTGTCGTAGTCTCCGGTGCGTAGGATACGCGTACACCGGGCGTTCATCACGAACTCAGCGAACCAGTCGATACCGTCCTTGTTGACGTTGACGAACTTCTGATCCGCGTCTTTCTTCTTGGACATGGACCAGAAGACCTCCGCCGCTGCTTGCGAGAAGTCCCCTAAGTTCTGTCCGCCCGCGAGGGCAGCGATGGCCTTCTTGTCACCAGCCCCCGGTGCGCCCTTGAAGTTGTCTACCGTGTCACCACAGATCGTCTGGTACATCCAGTTGTAGTTGGCTTCACGAAGGGACAGCTTGCGGACCACAGGTTCCTTGTCCATCGGGTTGAGTTGCTTACACGGCAGGGTCAGCATGTCCTTGTCGATAGACACAATGACGTGAGCCGTGTTGTCCGTGGCCATCAGTCCGAGCGCGTCGTCACCCTCAAGGTCTTTGAAGAACACCGAGGGGTGTGCGTCGTACAGGTAGTCATGGATCAGGTCGTGCATCGGCGGCTTCTCTCCGCCCCGGTTCCCTTTGTAGTGCGGGTGGATCAGGTGGCGGAACGATGCGTCTTCCTTGGTCCGGTCGGAGAAGACCAGCATGTACTTCTTCTGCTTGGTCAGCTTGACCCACGTTCGGATGATGCTGTCAGCCACCTGCTTGGCGGCGGGCAGGTTGTGGAGAGGGGTGGCTCCTCCACCATCCCAGTCCACCTCTGAGGTGTTCACCGAAATCGCCCGGTAAACCACCACGTCTGCATCTAGCAGTGCTGTCATACGCCGTCCCCTACTGTTTCAGGTACGCAGTTCTCGTTCCAGTACGCTCGCATGTTCCCCTCCCACGCTTTAAACCCTTCGGGGGTCTTACCGTATTGCTCACGGATGCTATCCATGAACGCGTCGAAACTCAGCAGACCGCTGAGGAGAAGGTTCGTGCGATCCGCCGCCTCAGTGGAGGAGACGAGGAAGATGCACTTCATGCCGAGGTCAGGGTTGCCCATCATCAGCGTCCCGTTGGCTTGTGGGGAAGCCATCACCTTGGACTGAGCCTCGTTGACCAGCCCCGTAATGAGTACCAGTGAGAGGACGGCTATCAGCCCGAACTGTATACGCAGCATATGGCGGCGCGCTTTTTCTAAGTGGTTCAACATACTTTTCTCCTAATGTGTGGACGCCCAAGTGTCGCCGGACTTGTAGTCCCCGGCGAGGGGGCATCGAAAGTTAAGCTGTTCGCCAGCCTGCTGGATGGCGTCGGATATCGTCTGACCTACTAAGTCAATGTGTTCCTCACGAACCTCGTACTGGAACTCGTCATGGACTTGAAGGACACAAGCGTAGTCGTCACCTTCTACCAGTGAAGCCGCCCCAAGAAGATCAGGAACGAGCGTCCAAGCCTTCTTAACAAGGATTGCACCAGCCGATTGAAGAATGAGGTTGAGGGCGGAGTGGTCAGACCGTGACCAGAGTGTCCGTCCATCGAGGCCCCGAAGCTTCCCGTTGCGCTTGCTGAGTTCCTTGACGTCATTTGCGAGGAAATCGAGGCCGTCAAGTCCTTCTTGAAGTGCCTCTCGGATTGCCTTCCCGACAGTAGAGTCAGCGGGCCTTCGACCATTGGCGTTAATAGTGATCCCAAGATGTTCATACCTTATTTCTTGTCCAGCCTCCTGCGCATCCTGCAAGGCGATCCGCCCAAGCTTCGCATCACCAGCCCCGTAGAGCCAGCCGTACTCAGCACGTTTGGTATTGTCTCGGTCGTAGAAACCGATAAGCCGCATGACAACGGAGTGAACGTCCGTCCCCTTCGACTTGTCCCCTTCGAGCAGCATACGAATGTACGCGCCGCCGTCGTGAGGTTGCAGGTAGTGTCCCAAGCACCGGAGTTCCAGTCCTTCCGCATCGTTGCCGAGCAGCTTGTACCCCGGCCTCGCGATCCACGCTCCGCGCATCCGCTTGTCAGTGCTGACCTGCTGCAAGTTTGGACCTGAGCAGGACAGACGACCAGTGATCGCCTTGAGTGGGTTGAGGTTCGGGTGGACGATATTGTCCGCACCCACGTGGTGGAGCCAGCCGCCCCCCATGCCGTTTGACTTCGGCTTGGAGTTGATCTGTTCAACCATCTTGTGTACGTGCATGTAGTCGGCAAGCTTCTCCGCCTCGGGGTACGGTAGTTCCCGCAGGATATCTTCCGTAACTGAGGCGAGGCCGGTGCCTGTAAACACGGCGGGCTTCCACTTGTACTTGCGGATCAGCCGCTTGGCCACTTGCATATCAGAGCCGGGGTTGAACTCCTCCACCTTGAGAGGACAGTATTCAACACCGGGGTCCAGTTGCCCGTACAGGGCGTGTGCTTTGTTGACAACGCTGAGTGTCTTCGCCAACTCGCTCGACTTCTTCGGGACGAGGATGGGAGCAAACATGTCGCGTAGGTAGCCTACTTGGCCTTCGAGTTCAGTCATAAGCTGACCACACAGGTCAACGGCGTAGTCCACGTTGAGCATGAACCCTCGCGCGATTGTCTTCCGTACCTCCTCAGCTACGGCGTGTTCAATCTCCACGGCCACAGGCATGAGGTCAAGCATTGGTTTCAATCGCGTGTAGAGGCGGTGGGTCAGACGACAATCCTCGCCGCAGCGGAACTCCATGTTCGGAGTCCACACGGACCAGTCCTCATTCTCCACCTTCTCAACGTCCTCACCGAGCAGCGGTGCCCACGCCTTGAGGGAGTGACCTGTCGGTCGGGAGGGGTTCCCGAGCCGAGACAGGACCAGCGTGTCGATAACCTTGCGCCAGTCCAAGTTCACGCCCTTCACGATCTTGAGGGCGGGCAGATCGTACCCGATGCCGTGGTGCATCACCAGCTTGTCAGCGTTCTCCATCCTCTTGATGCCGGTGGCAAGGGAGCCGTTGGCCAGAGGGTTATGGTCGTTGTAGCTTTCAACCACGTCAGGGCTGTCGTCGTCAACGATACTGATCTGATGAATGATCGCGACTGTAGGCAGGAGGCCGTCAGCCTCGATGTCTGCTACGAGGATACTCATGCGCGCATCACCCATTCGTGTAGGGCGGAGTTCCACAAGAACGACACGTGTGGTGACGGACCGGGTTTCTTCGTCGGGTTGACAGACTTACACGACATCAAATGAAGCGGGAAGTACACTTCCATTTGCTCGTCCCCCAACATCGGGTTCGGAGGAAGCTCGTTCCACGCCTTCATCAACTGGTGTCTGGTAACTAGAGCCATCTTTGATCCTCGCTTTCAGTTCACGTTTGGCTTCACGAAGGCGAAGCCCGCTGTCGTAGATGGGATCAGCGAACCGTTTTGCCGTGGCGAGCAGCAGTCCACGACGGACGTGCCGGTTCACTCCGGGCAGTGTGGACCCAACGATGTACTCCATCCGAAAGGCCTCAAGTTCCTCAGCTACACGGAACTCACGGTCCACAAGGTAGCACTCCCACCACGCCTCGACGCCGCCATCAAGGGCGGACTGTCGGTCCCCATGCACGGCCTCATGTGCGCGGAGTTCAAACGGGATAGCAACACGCTCGGGGTTGTAGATGTCTTCCCCCCATGCAAACAGAACCTTCCGACCTGCGATGGCAGGAAAGGCTTTGAGGACACGGTCGTAGTTGGGGGGTAGGGTATAGATGTCAGTCATTGGCACTCCTCGGTTCCGCAGCGGTCGGACAAGGCCGACACACTGATAGTGGAACCCACTTGGTGTTTACGCGAATGTAAGTATCGCCGCAGCCCACGCACGTCTTGGTAGTGTACCCACCCTTTTCGTCAAGGGTCGATATGACGTGCGTGGCCATGTCACTTAGAAGGCCCATCGCGTCCAGTTCCTCATTGCCCACTTACGGTGGCCCGCGAGGTACGCGCGCTGGCCATCAGTGAGATCAGTGGTTATGACGGGGGGCAGGTAGTCTTTCTGCATCCACCGGCTTGGGAGGATTTGCCCGCCGTCTCCGATAGTGAACAGGGCGCTGTCGAAGGCGAGGTGCATGTCACCGCGCATGGTAAGGCCGTTGTCCAGATCGAAGTATTCGTCTCCACTACACATAGTAATCGGCTTGATGTGCGCCGCGTGTAGTAGGCTGGTCTTGCGTCCCTCCGAGTAGATGTATTCAGACATCGGGGTGCCTGTCACGACGCATTGGAGGTCACGCAGGAGGATGGCCTTGCGGAACTTCGCTTGGCCGGGGCGCACGGTGGTGTTGACGGTCTGCGTAATGACGTGCGGCGCTCCCCCTTGCTTGTACACCTTCGGGAACTTTATGTCGTTCTCTCCGGGGTACTCGGGGTTGCTTGGGTACAGGGTCACTCCGTCCACTGTGCGGCGTTGCGCGTTGGCTTTCCGCTTTGTCTCGGGGTTATCCTTGTAGTAAGGCCGCCTGTTCATAAGCTGTATGCCTCCCGTGTGTGTTCGTCCGCTTCGTCTACGTTATTGCCAAGCATCAGCCAGTTGGTGAACTCGTCAAGCACGTTCTCAAGGTCGTTCTCTCCGTCTGACATGAGCGCCGTGATGGTGTCAGTCAGCGGGGTCTCTCGCTTGAAGCCTGTCGGTGTCATATAGTCTCCTCATATGTGCTACGTGTGGTACTTTTTGGCATCAGTAGTCCTCCGACGACATCGCAGCGACGCCACTGTCAGCGTCTCGGATGCGTCCGGTTTCATGATCGTACGTCAAGGAACAGGCTGGACCAGTCAGCCCGGCGTACCTGTTCTTGAGGACACGGATCACTGTCGTGTTGCGCTCAGCTAAATCCTCAGCCTGCTGGTCACGTTCACACGCGATCACAGTATGAGACAGTTGCGCGATAGCTTGCGTACCACGGAGGTGAGACAGGGACACGCGGCCTCCTTCTTCGTGGCTGGCCGACGACCCACCCGGTCGCCGCAGGTGACACACCATGTGGATGGTGACACCCGTTTCCTGACACAGTGAGGCGAGGGACGTCGCCACGTGGTCGAGCATACGGCGCTCGTCTGCATTGAGGTCCGCGCCAGATACCATCATACTGATGTGGTCGAGGATCACGGTCTGACAACCGAGGCCCTTCACCATGTACCGGATACGGTTGAGCAGGATATCCTCGTCGAGTGAGCCGAAGTGGTCGTAAGCAAACAGGTTGCCCTGACCGATGGTCGCCTCCCACGCCTTGTCGAACTCGTCGTCCGAATACTCTACGGTGGGCAGATGGATGGGCTTGTTCATTTCAATCCCAACGAACCGCTTACCTGCTCGGTCGAGTCCTTCTTCAAGGTAGATGATACCTGTCTTTTCGCCGCGCTTAATCATGGAGTGAACGACCTCGGACACGATGGCGGTCTTACCCACCCCGGTGCCCGCTGTCCACGTAATGAGTTCGGCAGGGCGGTAGCCGAACAGCATCTTGTTCATGCCGTCCCACGGGTACAGGGTACCCATCGTCAGGCGTTTCTCCACGCGTTCCCTCATGTCAGCCATGTTCACCACACCATCTGGTCGCCACACTTGGGCACCCCAGAGAGCAGCGCGTAGACTGGCGGGGCTGTCGTTCAGCAACATATCGTTCGCGTCCTTGAACCCGCCGAGGTCCGCGATGGCCACCTTGCCGGGGGTGAACAGTTCGACCACCTCCTGCGTAGCTTCACGGCCCGGCTCGTCTGAGTCAAAGCAGATCACGATCTTGTCGTAGCTGTTGAGGAACTCAAGCTGTGCGCGGATTGCCGCCACCGCTGACTGTGCCCCGTTCTGTACGCTGAGGCACGGCCACGTCTTACCAAGTGCTTCAAAGCAGGAGAGAGCGTCAATCTCCCCCTCGGTAACGACGATCATCTTGCCCTCTGTGCGCGCCAGTCCTTGGCCGAACAGTCGGGCGTTCTTCGGTAGTCCGGTCCAGTAGAACCGCTTGTCGGGACCGCGCACCTTCTGAGCGACGATGCGCCCTGAGTTGTCAGTGTACGGTGCGACCTGCACCTTGCCCCCATCGTCCACGGCCACGCCGTAGCCGTACTTCTGGCACGTCTCTTGTGAGATACCACGTGCCTTGAGGGGGATGAACTCCAATTCAGTAATGAGTGGAGTGTCGGGAGTTTCGCGCTGAGTCATGGGGGTGTTGTCCTCTTGTCCTTCGGGGGGAAGACTCTCACCACACGAGAAGCAGTGACGTACGCCGCTGTCGTAGACGGACAATGCGTCACTGCTCCCACAAAGTGGGCAAGGAAGATGTGTCTCCCGAAAGTCAGACACTACCCAATCAGTTCTTTCAGCTTGGCGCTGATCTCGCCAGCCCGACGGGCGTCGTCTTGACAGCGGGCCGCCGCCGCTTCGGCAACTTCCGCCTGACCTTCCCGAACTTCCTGATGTACGTCGAGGCGCTCGATGGTCTTGCTGAAGTCGCGCATGATGTGGTCGATGTTCGTTCCAAAGACTGGCGTCATGATGTGCATGTTATTTCCCTTCGATGTTGACTGGTTGCATGATGCCTGTCTCTTGCATTATTGAGAGCAAGTTTTGCTGTCATATTCGTTCTCCGATATTGTGATGGCTGTATGTGGCTTCTCGTCCACACCCGCGTACCTCTTGACGCAACGCAGATCAACGATCTGGTCGTCGTCCTTCCATACGCACTCAGCCTTCGTGATAGCGTCGGCTGCGGCTTTGACAAAGTTGTCAACGTCACCGCGTGGCCAATGCCGGGTCAGCTTCTTCGGTCGCTTGCAGACAAACTCCATGTAGACCACGACGTCACCTTCAAACGGCGCACGTGCTTTGTATCTTCCGAGGAGTTCTTCCGCTTCCTTCTTCCACGTGGCGTACGTCTTGAGGTAATAGGTACCCCACCGACTGACACGTGGTCGTGAAGCAGGGACAGGGGCGAGTGGGATCGTTACTGTCCACTCACCGCCTGTCTTCTTCACATGCTCAGTAATCACCAGACGACGACTTCTGGTCGTCGCCACCCTCGTCGTCACCGAATGAGTCGGCAGCGCCTCGGTCAGCCACGTAACCTTCTTCGTCGTCACCGAAGGCGTTGGCTCCGCCGCCCGATGCGTTCTTCTCGACGAGCATGACCGCGTTCATGTACAGATTGCAGCCCTCGTCGTAGACGTTCGGTCGGAAGGCGACCTTGATCTCGTCACCCGACATGATCTTAATCTTGGCCGGGAGGTCGTTCTTCTGAGTGTCCACGAACTGAGGCATGAAGCCCGACGTGAACTTGATCTCCCAAGTACCGGCGAATTCTTCCTTCACCTCCTTGGGCTTGCCTTTCTTATCAACAGGCTTGTCACCGTCCTTGATGGGACAGTTGGCTGCGTCACCACCGTTGGCTTCATGGAGTTCCATGATGGACTTCATCCAGTCCTCTCCGCCGATGCGTTCCGAACCGCCGTTGATACCCGCTTGCAAGCCAGCGAGTTCCGTCTTCGGGATAATAAGGGACAGTTTGTGCTTGCCGTCTTCACCCTTCTTCGCGAACTTGACGTCTTTCTTATAGAGCCAAGCGAACGCGGCTACACCCTTCGGCGTGACCTGAATGGGAAGTTTCGTCTTTGACATATAGCATCCTTTCGGGAAGTGTATGGTATGGTTGGCGAGAGGGACAGTTTGGGGTCAGGCGAAGAAGAACTCTGCGTTTCGCACCTCCTCAATGTTAAAGTCACCCCGTTTGGGGGCGGGATCATTCGCACGTTCGGCCCGGCTGTGGCTTGGAACTCTGCTTGTAGGGCAGTGAACCAGTCGGTCGAGTAGATGCTGACGAACTCCTCACGGAGAACATCAACGAGGTAGTTCACGTCTGATGCGTGGCACCCGAAGCTATCATGAATGACGGCGAAGGACGACAGGTCGCTGCGTGACGCCCGGTCGATGGTGAGCATCATGTGTGCCGCGTCGAACGAGTGGATCACGTTCGGTGCGATGGCGATGCCTTGCTTCCCTGCTTTCAGCGTGGCGTTATCGTGGTTGGCAGACAGCATGACCGCTGTGCCAAGCAACGTCGTGATGCGCTTGGACGTGGGGTTGCGGTACTGCTGGACAACGCGCATACCGGACGGGGTTGTCCACTCAACTGGGTGGTCGTCCGCTGCGAGGATACGCGCGTTGTCCTGCATCCACTCCATGATGTGACCCGCCTTGACCACCGTATCACTGATAGCCACTTGCATCAGGTCGCGGAGGTAGTTGGCGGACTTCACGTCATTCGTGAACCCGTTCTGTATCAACTGGTCCCGCATCCCGATACGCGTGACGCCGTACGGGGTGGTCATGACACCACGCTTCACGGTCTTACGTGTGACGTTGCCCGCCCACACGGTGGCTTCCGCGAAGTTCTCACCAGCCCGCCAGTCCAACGTAGCTTGCTCGTCCACCTTGTCCGCCACGATCTGATAGATGTCCTGTCGAACAGGTTCGGCTGTCAGGTTCGTAGCGTACGCACCGGCAGGGTCCAGCCCCATCGCACTCAGGTGTTGCAGCCCATTACATGAGCCGTCAACGTGGACTGGCAAGGACGAGGGGTACGCCTCCGGTCCAGCGGGGAAGTTGAACGCCTTCTCCAACTCGAAGGCGACGGGAAGGAATTCCCACGGCTCGTCCGCCGCGACGAAGAACTCCCTGCCCGCCCCCAGTGGGTCTGTGGCTACCGTGCTGATCTCGTTCAGGTGCGCTACCACCCAATCGGACTGCGCGGTGCGAGACTCCTTGTCCAGCCCGTACGCCGACGCCGCAGCGTAGGCCAGCCACATCAGGCCAGACGAACCGAGAGGCTTGGCCTTCGCGAACGTCAGCAGACTGCGGACAAGGGCTGGACCCTGTGGGTTGAGGTCTTGCGGCAGGGGGTACGCGCGACCCCGGAAGTCAAGGTTGTGGGGGAAGTATATCACTGGCTCCTCCGCAAACTCTTTCGCCACCTCAAGGGCACGGAACAGCGCGCGGCGCTTGCTCTCAGCCTTGTGTGCCTCGTCGTACTTCTGCCGCCGCTTCGCGAGGACAACCGTGCGTTCAGTCGGGGGCATGGCGTCCCACTCAGCGTCCTTGACACGCTCGAAGTTCCCCCGTTCTGGCGGGACAGGGGACAGGTCCGCGTGACCGCCATACACAACCTCCTCTGCCACGTCCAGTACCCGCGTGTTGATCCTCCACTCCGTGGCACAGATGGCATTGAGCGCACGGACACACACCGGGGACACCGTGTCGTACGCAGACAAGACCGAGGTATGTGGGTCAATGCCGCGCTTGACGAGGGGCATTTCGAGCGTGAGATACCCTCCTGTCACACCGTCAGCCGTCACGACCCACGGGGTGGGCGGTGAAACCATCGGTAGAATAAACGGCTTCGACGCAGCGGAGTTGGCGTTGCGCGCCCGAATGATCTCCTCCACATCTGGCTGGATGGCGATAGACGTCACCGTGGTTATGCGGTAGTTGGTCGTCTTCTTATACGACGTGAGGTCCACGTAATCAGCGCACGACTCTGACATCAGACCAATCAGTTCCATGCCGACCCGAACGCGCGTCTCATTGTCCCACAGGGTCGTCTCCACGTCGTCCATCTTCTTGAGCCACTTGTTCAGGGACTTGGGGTTGATGGCCTTGACCGTCTTCTTGAGGTACGCGAGCCGGTTCGGGGGCGCTGTCTTTGCGCGCTCCTTCTCCGCCTCTCGTAGTTCCCGCCACCTCAGTTCTTGGTTGACGACGGTGCCCACCGCCCGGCTGATGGTGTGTAGCTGACGCGCCGGGTTGAGTGTGTTGAGGGTACACCGGATGGTGATGTACGCCATCGCCGCAGGGTCACTGAGGGCGAAGGGCATTTCCCACCCGGAGAGACGCCGCCCGCTGGTCTGTGCCTCCACCAGTTTAGCGCGGGCCAACCGCTGGTGTTCCTCTACGGCGGGGATGAACAGGTTGAGCATGTCGCGGACCACCTTCTGTTCCGCTGAGTTATCAAGGCGACGGCCTTTGTCTTCATTCTCCTTGATGGCCCCCATGTATCTTTCGATACCACGGGACACCATCGTGACTTCAAGGTCTTTCTGTCGCTGGATACGATCCATGTTATCTCCTCAAAGGTACCACGTGTGGTACGTTTAGTTTAATCGTGGGGCCAAGCCGACAGTGGGAAGGGACATCATCCAAGTGACTTCTGCGCCCTTACCCTCCACCGTCTCAACCATACTCACCGGGTCAACCATATCGTCCACTTCCACGAACATGTGGCGGACGGCAGGGTTTCCCGGTACGAAGAACGCTATGCTGTAGCCAATCACGGCTTATGATCTTCCAGTATGATCTGGATGCTCTGTGAGTCCTGTGACCCCACCCCGAGGGTGTCTCTAATTATTGTGTGGAGGGACGGTGTGGTCGGGGCCGCGAGGTGCGGGCGGTTAGCGGTGATCCACAGATGAACTGCATCGCACAGTTCCTCGCGTGAGAGGTACGCAACCTGTTTCACTTGCCACCTCCTGCGAACACTTCGCGCCTTGTAGCGTACACGCCGGTCACGCACCAGAACTGGTAGTCGTGACCCTCCTCCATTTCCATGCCAGACACCTTGCTGGCCCAGAGGTACTCCCATCGGCGGACGCGGTTGTCCACCGGGGACTTGCTGAGTTCAAATCGGTCGGCCATTATTCAGCTACCTTTCCGTCCCAGCAATACTCCTGCTGCTCGCGGATCATGAACCGCCAGTTCATAAACTCCTGAGAGAGTTTCCACTCCTCCTCGTCGAAGCGCCCGAAGCGGGCCATGAAGTTGGTGACAGAGCGCGCCCGGAGTTTGGACGCCATCGCCGTCACGGTGAGGTTATCAAGTTCTTTACGCTTGAGCACGAGGGTCTTGTGTTGGATAGACATTTAGTGATCTCCTCGGGTTTCGAGGACCGCCGCAGCGGCCTCTAGGTTCTGTGGTGCCAGATGGGCGTACCGCTGTGTCATGTCCATGCTGGAATGGCCGAGCCACTCCTGCACGACTTTCATCGGGACTCCGCCTTGCACCAAACGTGAGGCGCAAGTGTGCCGGAGTATGTGAGGGACGAAGGCAGGGTCGCCACTCTCCCCCATCGTCATGCGCGCCTTGTCCCACATGGCCCGGAACGCAGAGCGCACCGGACGGTAGCGGGAACTTGGACGGCGTGACGTTGAGGATATCGCGTACGGCGGCGATCATCGGGACCGACCGGGCTTTGCCACCCTTGGACTCCATGACTGTCAACATTCCTGTTGACCAGTTGATGTCCTTCGGCTGTAGGGCGTACAACTCACCCAGACGCAGCCCGGTATACAGAAGCAGGGACACTACGTCCTCCGCGTCAGGATCAATGGCCCCGATGCGACGGCACAGTGAACTGACTTCCATATCCGTAAGGTATCTCTCCCGGTGTTGGGGTTCCTTCTTGCGCGGGAAGTACGGGACGGACCCCGTGTAGCCGCGCTGTCGGGCGACCGTGAACACCTTGGAGATAGCAGCGAGCCTACGATTGGAAGTTGCAGGGCCACAATCATTGACCCACGCGTCGAGGCGCTGCGTGGTCACGTCGTTCAGTGGTGTTTCCGAACCTGCGTTCATGAACTCAAACAACTCCCACGCGTAATTCACCGCCGTCTGCCCCCACGCCGTTGTGTTCCAGTGGAGGCTCTCCGTGAGCGCAATGGTGTCGTAGAAGTACCACTCTGATATGTCATTGGCGGGCATCAGAGCCACCGTGACATGGCGTCCGCTGCGGATTCGATGTCGTCCAAGGCGCTCTCAAGGTCGTCAATGTACCCGTTCGCCTCGTCCACCATTTCCCGAAGGACGTCACGCTGGGTGGCGATCTCCACTTTGGCAGCGTTCATCCGGGCAGCGAAGTCTTCGATGCTACCAGCAAAATCACCGGTAGGGGGCTTCTTTTTCTTGGCTGTCATATTCAGGCTCCTTTCAGGAGGTCAGGGTTGGCCGCAGCAGCAGCGCGGATATCGTTGGACACCATATCATCCGGCATCTGTTCGAGTTCTTCTTCCAGCGCTTCAAGTTCCGCTTCGTGTAGTGTCTTCGGGCTGTACGCAGAGGCGTTGCCTTCGATCACATCGCGCATGTCATTGATGATGGCGGCGAAGATGGGCTGGTACGTGTCGTAATCCTCCTCCTCCAGATCGTCCAACATGTCGGACACAGCGTTGACGTACGCGTAGACAACTGGGTGGGGCATATCAGACGCCGCCTCCCAGAATTGGATCATCGCGTCCGCAGACAGGCTGTCGAAAATCTCCGCAGCCTCCGTGCCCATCGCTTCTTCATCGCTCTCGGAGTCCACGGTGCCACCCAGATCAGAAATGTATTTAGACTGGGCGACCGACGCCGCGCCGTTTTGACAAACTTCGTAATCGGTTTGTCCGGGGCTGGTTTCTGCTTTCGCAACTTTGCGATGCGATGCGTTTCCCGATTTTTCCAAGATTGCCTTCTTGATGGCGACAGATGGCTCGTCGATTTCGTCCACGGCTTTAGGGGTGGTAGTCCCGCCCTTTGCTGTGCCGTATCTTGGGCCGTCGTCCCAGTCGCCGCGAAACCCGTACCCGTTGTAGACTGGAAAGTAATAACTGTCCGACGCAGTTGCGGTGACAGTTCTCCCTGTAATGCGGCTGACGTATTCACACTGCTTGGGCGTCTCGATGGCGCTCT